GACCTGTTCGACACGCAGGATCTGGTGAATCTGGCGTTCGGCATCGCGCAGCGCGAGAACCCGGAGCACGCGGGGGCGCTGGATGGGGTGACCTCCGATGCTGGCAATGCCCTGGCGGCGCTCAGTCGCGTGGATGAGCTGTTCCAGATCCCGAAGTCGCAAGGCAAAACTGTGGCGGAAATTGCCGCCGACGTGGACCCGGCCATCAAGGTGCGGCGCGTGCCCGGCCTGCCGGGCCGGCAGGACTACAAGCTCACGATGGCCAACGGCAAGACCGTATCGCTCATGGTGGCGCCCACGGGCCTGAGCCGCTACCAGTTCGACTACGTGGACGGAGAGGCCACGGACAGCCTGATCAAGCGGCCGGGAGAGAACCCCGAGGATGTGCCAGAGGGCACCGGCGACGTGTGGATCGACGTCTCGGCGCTCGAGAGCGGGGAGGGCGGGCGCGAGGTCTATGCCATCGCCGCCAATTTCGCGCACAACAACGGCATGATCTTCATTGGCGACCCGGCCGGCTTCAGCGACGATGCGATGACGCGCCGGCCTGAGCAGATGCTCTCGAGCGCGCTCAAGTTCGGCACCACGGCGCACCTGGCGCCGCACCCGAGACAGGTATCGGGCGACAAGCGCCTGGGCATCCCGCCGCTCAAGTGGGTCTATGGAGACGACTTGGGCAATATCCGCCGCCTCATTGACCTGAACCTGAAGGCCTTGGACAATGCGGGGTATGGCGATGACTCGATCCGAATTGATCCAGATGGCGGAGCGTTTAGAGATGCAAGCGGAAGCACGCTCGACCGTGAAGCGATCAGGGCCATCTCGGAGGCGGGTTTCGGCAGAAGAAGCCGAGCAGGGGGCTCTACGCTTGCGCGACGAGCTGTCCTCGCATCCCTTGTACGCAGCGAAGGCCAAGCGCAACGAGGAGCTGACGGGCGACCCGATGGACTTCTGGAGGATCTGCTTCGGCTCGCAGATCAATCGCTACCATCGGTCAAAGGACTCTTCTACAGCCGCAGCGTAGCGGAGGGCGACGCCGCCCAGCGCGCGGGCGATGCCATCAAGGCGGTATCCGCCACCAACCTCAAGCAGCGCGCCGACTGGAAGGCGACAGATTACCTGGGCCTGGGCCTCCAAACCCTGGGCCGGCGCCAGATCGTGGATATCTACGGCGACGCGCTGCCGCTCGCGCAGTACAACAAGCTGGCCGCCCAGATGGAGGCGGACAAGAACGAGGTCGGCGCCAATGCCGACAAGCTGGCCACCGCCTGGGGCAAGCTCAAGGACGAACGCCAGCTTGCCGAGCTGATGCACGATGCCACGCTGGCGCAGATGGACCCGGCCAAGGAGCATGTGCCCGGCGACGACCAGATGCGCTACAAGATGCTGCGCGCGCGCTTCAATGCGCTGACGCCAGAAGCTAAACAGGTCTACCTCGATGCCCGCAGCGCCTACCAGACGCACCACGCCAACGTGCGCCAGGCCATCAAGGACCGGATCGAGCGCAGCGAGTTGAAGGGCGAGCGCAAGGCGGCGCTGCTCAAGCAGATGGACGATGAGTTCTTCAAGGCGGTGAAGGGGGTGTACTTCCCGCTGGCGCGCTTTGGCCAATACGTGGTGGTGGTCAAGGACGCTGACGGCAAGGTGGCGAGTGTCAACCGCGCCGAAACCATGGCCGAGGCACAGGCGCTGCGGACGAGCCTGCTCAAGGCGTTCCCTGCGGGCAGCGGGCACACGGTGGCGCGGCCGATTCTTGGCAAGGAGTTCATCGCCGGCCGGGATGCCGTGGGCCGGGGCTTCATGACCGAGCTGTACGCGGTGCTGGACAAGCAGGACATGGACGCGGCGGCCCGCGCGGAGTTGGAGGACACGCTGGGGCAGTTGTACCTGTCTTCGCTGCCTGATCTCTCCTGGGCCAAGCACGGCATCCACAGGAAGGGCACGCCGGGCTTCAGCCAGGATGCGCGCCGGGCCTTTGCGCAAAATATGTTCCACGGCGCACGGTATCTGGCCAAGCTGCGCTACTCGGACCTGATGCAGGACGAGCTGAACGCCATGCAGCAGCACGTGGACGACTGGAAAGAAGTGGAGGACTTCGACCAGCCCAAGGCGCAGCGCGTGGTGGACGAGATGAACAAGCGCCACGAATCGCTGATGAACCCCAAGAGCAACCCGCTGTCCACGGCGCTGACCAGCTTCGGCTTCATCTTCCACCTGGGTTTGTCGCCTGCTTCGGCGATGGTGAACCTGAGCCAGACGGCGCTTGTGGCCTACCCGATCATGGGAGCCAAGTGGGGCTTCGGTAAAGCGAGCGCGGCGCTGCTCAAGGCGAGCGGCGAGGCGGCGCGCGGCAGGAACGACATCACAGGCGCGCTGACGGCGCAGGAGCGCCAGGCCTACGATGAGGCGGTTCGCACCGGTGTGATCGACGTGACCATGGCGCACGACCTGGCCGGGATTTCGCAGGGCGAGGATGCCGGGGTGATGTGGAAGCTGCGCCCGGTGATGAAGTGGGCCAGCTTCATGTTCCACCATGCCGAGCGCTTCAACCGGCAAGTGACGTTTGTGGCCGCCTACCGGCTGGCGCGCGAAGCTGGAGCGAGCCACCAAAGCGCCTACGAGCAGGCGGCGGATGCCACCTACAAGGGGCACTTTGATTACTCGGCTAGCAACCGCGCCCGCATCATGCAGGGCAACACGGCGCGCGTGCTCCTGCTGTTCAAGCAGTACAGCCAGAACATGATCTACACCCTGGCGCGCAGCGCGCACCAGTCGCTCAAAGGGGCCACGCCCGAAGCCCGCGCCGAAGCCCGCAAGACGCTGGGCGGGCTGCTGACCATGCACGCGGCTGCCGCCGGTGTGCTGGGCCTGCCGATGGTGACGACTCTGCTGGCGGCAGCCTCGATGCTGGGCGGTGACGATGATGAACCTTGGGACGCCCAGGTGGCGCTGCAGAACCTGCTGGCCGATACCTTCGGGCAAAAGAGTGCCGAGGTGCTGGCGCATGGCCTCTCGCGCCTCACGCCGTGGGACGTGTCGGGCCGCGTCGGTCTCGACCGGCTCATCTTCCCCGACGTGCAGGAGGGGATGGAAGGACAGCGGCTGGCCGAATCGGCAATGACGGCCGCTCTCGGGCCGGTGGCCGGTATCGGTGTCAACGTGCTCAAGGGGGTCCAGGAGATGAGCCAGGGGCGCTATCTGCGTGGGCTCGAAGCGATGGCGCCAAGCGTGGCGCGCGGGCCACTCAAGGCCTGGCGCTACGAGAGCGAGGGGGTCAAGGACAAGACCGGCATCGTGGTGCAGGACGAGGTGGACGCCGCTGCGCTGTGGGGCCAGGTGGCAGGGTTCTCGCCGTCGGACGTGCGCCGCTCCTATGAGGGCAAGAGCGCCATCGTCCAGCACGACCGCGCGCTGCAGGCGCGGCGCAGTGCCCTGGTGGAGCAGTTCGCCATGGCGGCGATGGCCGGGGATGAGGCGGGCAAGACCGAGGCGCGGGAGGCGATTGCCAAGTTCAACGAGAAGAATCCGGCCCGACGCATCCTGCCGCTCAATCTGATGCAAAGCGTTGCCCAGCGGCAAAAACGCATCCGTGAGGCCAAGGAGGGCGTGTACCTGCCGGCCAAGCGCAGGGATGCGATGGAGCAGGGGCGGTTTGCACTGGCGCAGGGTGCCCCCGTATAGGGTTTGGCGCTGGAGTGGGGCCGGGGAACACTCCCCGGCATGGCAGCAAAAACCCAGCGCATCGGACCATTCCCATTCGGGATGGACAACCGCGCGCCCGATTTCAAGATGGCGCTGCCCAAGGACACGGGCGGACACCTCCTGCGCGATGCGTTCAACGTGGACGTGACGCCGCAGGGCACGCTGAAGTCGCGCGCGGGCTACGCGCTGGCGCTGGCGGGGGCGGATAGCCATTCGGCCTTCGACAGCGACGGGGTCGCGCTGTACTGCGACGCCGGCAACGTCTACCGCCTTGAGCTGTCGGGCGACCAGGTAGAGCGCTCCCTGGTGGCAAGCGGCTACGGCGCCCTCGCGCCGGTGCGCTACGCCCGGGTGAACGAGGCCATCTACTTCACCGACGGCGTGCGCGTCGGCTCCTACCACCCCGTCTCCGGGCCCACCCCCAGCTGGTCCGATGCTGCCGCCACGACGGTAGGCGACCAGGCCCTGGTGCCGATGCCGCCCGGCTCCTGCATCGCGCACCACGGCGCGCGGCTGCTGGTGGCGGTGGGCTCCGTGCTCGTCTACAGCGAGCCGTTCCTGCCGCATCTGCGCGACCCGGCGCGCGGCTTCGAAATGTTCCCGGCGCCCATCACCTGCATCGCCGCCGTCGAGGGCGGCGTGTTCGTGCTCGCCGACAAGACCTATTTCATCGCCGGTGGCTTCCCGGCCCAGGAGGTGCGCGCTGCGCTGCCCTACGGCGGCCCAGCCCAGCAGGCCGGCTACCGCGACGACGGCGGCGCGCACTGGATGAGCGCGCGCGGCCTGTGCTCCTGCGACAAGCAGGGCGCTCTCGTCAACCTGCAAGAGCAGCACGTCGCCATGGCCGTCACCGGCTCCGCCGCAACGCTGTTTCGCGAAGCGGACGGCATGCGCGCTGTCGTTGCCGCGCTCTCCGAACCAAGTTCATCCGCCGCAGGCGTCGGCTCCTACGCCCAAGCCCGAATCGTGAGGAAAGACCCATGACGATCAACCAAATCCCGTGTGGATTCGCCTACGACTTGACCGTGAAGGCCAAGAAGGACGGGCGCATCTTGTCCCTTGACCATGCGCTGAACCGCGTGCCGATCGAGGGGCTCAACGACATCGTGACCGCCTACTTCAAGGGCGGCGCCGGCCCGGCGGGCCTCTACATCGGCCTGTGGTCCGGGGCGCACGTCCCGGACGGCACCGAAACGGCCGCCACGCTCGCATCGCTCGTGACGGAAGTCACCAACTACAGCCAGGCCACGCGCCTCGCCCTGACCTTGGGGGCTGTCGCCAGCGGTGCGTGCTCCAACGCCGCTTCGCTCGCGCGCTTCGACATGACCGACACCGCCACGGTGAACGGCGCGTTCCTGAGTACCGCACAGGCGAAGGGGGCCGCGACCGGAAAGCTGCTCTCCGTCGTGCGCTTCGCCAACCCCCGCGCCGTCGATTCGACGGTCTACCTCGAAGTCCTGACGGGCTTCCAGTTCATCTCGCTCTAAAGAGGCACCACCATGACCATCCTCCAATCCACCGGCCTGCGCAACGGTTTGCTCGGCACCGGCTCGCTGAAAACCCTGCTGGCAGGCGGCTTCATCCACGTTTACGCCTCTGCGCTGGCGGATATTCCGGCCACTGCGGACGCCGCGATCGACGGCGCGAAGCACACCAAGCTGCTCACGGTCTACGGCGACGGTATTTCCGGGGGCCTGAACCTCGGTACGGCCGACGGCGGCGCCATTGGCAAGGCGGCGGGCGAAACCTGGTCGGGCACCATCCTGGTCTCCGGGAACGCAGCGTTCTTCCGCTTCGTGGGCAGCGCCGACACCGGCGCGGCGTCGACCACGCAGCCGCGCTTGCAGGGCCGGGTGGGCACCTCTGGGGCTGAGCTGAACCTGAGCTCGGTGGCGCTGACCTCGGGCGAAACCCAGGCCATCAACTACATCTCGCTCAGCCTGCCGGCGTAAGGGGGCGGGATGACGCTCGACCCGGATTTCAAGTATTTCCTCGTCGGGAAGGAGACGGCGCAGATACTCACGCACGCGCAAGCTGAATCGCTGGAGGGGATGGTTTCCGTCTTTACCTGTGACGACTTCAGCGGGTACTCGGGACCGCCTGGCTGGAGCATCCCCACGCACTGGCAGTTGCCGGTGTCCGCATACCCGGGCCCTACGCTGCCCAACTTCAACGCGGCATGGATGTTCGGTGAGTCAGGGGCCCACGAGAACGACCTGGCCCAGTTGGAGGTGATCACCAAATACACAACGCCCTCTGGGGCCTGGGCCGACATATCGGAAACTTCCGGCGGGCCGGCCAACAACACGGGGCTGTTTCTGGTCGGCGTCAAAGGCCCGGCGGCTGCGTCGATGATCGCCGAGTCCTATGGGGACTTCACCGACTTTATAGGGCCGACGGATCTTTCTGTTGGTTACGCCTACTCGAACACAGATGGCGGGCAGCGCATCTATGTGACTGCGTTCGGCTCGCCGTTCTTCGAGGCCTTGGTTCAACAGGTGCACGTTTACGCTGCCTACGACGCGCCGCCCCCAGCTGCCGCTTTCTGGACCGACTTTATCGGTTCGCGTGAGGTGCGCTGATGCTCATCACCGACAACTCCAAGGGCACGTCCGACGGCAAGGAGCGCGACCAGCTCCAGGCCATGGTGGCGGTCGGCTCGGAGTTCATCACCTACCAGGACCAAGAAAGCACGGTGCAGAAATCGGGCGAGTTCGTGCGCATCGAGAAGGAATCGGGCGAGGCCGCCCCGCGCTTCCTGCTGCTGCACGAAACCTCGCAGACCTACGACGAGAACTGGAACGCCCTGACCGGCAACGAGCTGCGCAGCGTGGCGCCGAACGTCAAGCTGCGCAAGCGCTCGCGCCTGTACGTTTCCGAGATCGACCCGACCAATGGAGATCTGCCGTTCCGGGAGATTGGAGGGTTCAAGGCCCAGACGCGGATTTCGCGATATCACTCTTTGGCCGAGACCCAACCCTACCGCTTCGAGGCTCTCACCGAGGCCAACTACACATCGCAGGCCGGCAAACGCCGTCTGTTCGCAGCGGGCGGTGGAAAAGTTTGGTTGGTGCGTGAGATCAACCTCCCGGGGGATGACCGTTTCTTCAACGATTCTGACCGCGCGCAGGACAGCCACGGGCACACGAAGAAGCGCGGCCTGCGCGCGGCGCGCGTGGAGGTCGTAGAAATCAACACAACGACCGGCTCCGTCAGCAAACCCATCCTTTCCTTCGATGTCCATAGCGGTCTAGGCGGGGGTTACCCTGGACATAAATTCATCTCTATCGGCGGTTCCGCCGATATGTGGGACAGCAATACGGTCTACGTCGGCCTGGCTGGCGTCCTGTTCGGATCTGCCGCGCAGATAGCGGACGTCCAGTACACACCCATCGGGGGGGACGCATCGGACACTTACGCTGTCGCCGAGCCGGCGGTGGCCAAGGCTGGCACCGGGGAGTACACGTCGATCGTAGCGGTGTACCCCGGGCCCGACGACGTGTACGACAGCCGCAGTTCCGGCCCCTACCGGCTGACCTGCAGGTACACCACGCCGCGCGGGGACATGGCGACCACCAAGATTACCTTCCCGGCAGTGGCAGCCTACCCGACGGCCTTGTATTGGGCGGCGCGTGGGATGTCTCTGCACCGGACAGGGCCTGCCACGCTGGTTCTCCGGGCGGACGTGCATGCTATGCGCTTCGGGGCATCGGCACCCGCGAGTGCATCACAGAGCGCCGCGATCTTCCTGTGGTCCTACGACAACGGGGCGACCTGGGGCGGCGCCAGCGCTGTCATCCTGGTGCCGTACGGGGGCGTGCTCGTCAAAGACAAGAACACCTTGCTGACGTTCTCCTGGGACAACTCCTCGCTATCTTCTGCCGCCATCGATGTAAGGCAGATCACAAGCGGTGGTTGGAGCAGTATTGCTTCCATCCCCCGGGGCGTGTTCAACCAGGGGCTGATGGCACCGTCCATAAGCGGCGGATATACCGTGCCTTACCTGCCACTGGGTTTCGGCGGTGCGACGTATAGAAAGGGCGCCGACGGCAAGAAGCACAAACGGCTGTGGATGCAGTTCGATCCGTACTGGACCTACTCGCAGAGCGACCCGCGCATGCTTGCTTACCCCGGCTCTCGCCCAATGCTCATGGTGTCCGACGACGGCGGAGCTACCTGGACGCGCCGCCTGTTGCCGGTGCCCTGGGCGTTCCGGGTAGGCTTTGTCGTGGCCGTTGGTGAGGGCGAACTCGCGGTGCCTGTCCTCGCCGCGCGCAAAGCCCGCGGAGACGCGGTGCCGACGACGATTTTTGTTTCTAGGGATGGGGGCGACTCGTGGAAAGCGACGTCGCACAAGTTCACGCTGCCAGGGGAAAGCTGGGCCGATGGCGGCATTGCCCCGGACGTCGTCTTCTACAACACTCGCGGCGAGATGATCTTGTCGCAAGACTTCAGCGACTCCTCCCACGCCTACAACCGTGGCGAGTTGCTACCCATGCTCACGCTGCGCGACAAGGAGGGCAACACGCTCCCCGCCAACCCCGCGCGCCCTTGGATGAACGACCACAAGATCAAGGAGCCCGACTATGCCTAACACCCTGATCAAGGAGCTGCTGCCGGCCGATGACGGCAGCGGTGGCGGTGGCGGCGGCGGGGGCAACGGCGGCGCTGGGGGCGGATCGAGCTTTCCGCCCGAGGGCTCCCCGTGCAGGACCGCCATGTACGAGGCCATCAAAAAGCTGTTCCCGGGCGCCCAGATCACCAACATCATCAAGCCGCCGGACGGTGGGCCGTGGCGCATTCAGGTTGGGCTCCCGGATATGGGCCTTTGGGAAATCACCGGGGCGACGTGCTCCGGGGGCAGTGTGTCGCTCCAGTACGTGCAAATCACGCCGGGCGGAATCCGCTCAACTTAGGAGCAACCATGGCACGCGAATACTGCAACTGGGTGTCGGTCACAGACCTCCGCTCCGGAGTGGACATCCGTTACTACTCAGAGTGGATGTGCTGGATGGTGGAGGATGACGACGACACCGAACGGCCGCCGACCGGTGGCGGTGGCGCATCTTCTGGTTTGGATGTTGGCGCAACGCAGCCGCCGGTCAACTTCATTCCCGACCCGTCGGGGGCGGGCGAAGTTGTGGTGGCCGTGCCCGGCGAGGTGACCCCGGAGGTGCAGGCCGGCATGGGATTCAACCCAGGCTGGAACAGCGGTGCACACAGCATCGAGAGCCTACCCGCCAGCTGGGCGGGTGCGATCACGTTCGACGTGCCCGATGTGCGCGGCGCGCGCCCGGGCGGTGTGGCTGTCGGCCTCACTCCAGTATCTGAGCTGCCCACACCCGGGCGCAACGGCTACAAACATCTGCGCTACGGCATCATCTTCACGGCAGACGCCGTGCGCGTTATCCATGAGGGGGTTGTGGTGCTCCAAGTCCCCTACGCCACGGTGCGCGCGGCCCGCGGGGTGGGGGGGAGCACCGATGCGGTTCAGGCGCTCATGTATGGGCACGCCATCAAGTGGGTGGTGAACGACCTCACGCTGTTCGCTGCCGCGTTCACCATGCCCGAGGACTACGCGCTCGACGCCACGCTCTACACCGCCTACGACGCCGTGGACAACCCGGTGTTCACCGCAGGGCTCGACTGGGGCGACGCCGAAGACGGCTCCATGACCGTGGTTCTGTCCGGGCTCGCCATGGAAGCGGACGGCGGCATCGAACCGACACTGGTGGCCGAGCTTCCGCGTCTCGCCATGCGATTGTCGGAGCTGAACGTGAGCGACATCACCGCCGAGCTGTCCGCCCTGCGGTTTGAATGCGGCGTGGGCGAAGGCATGGCCGGGACGATCGGCCCGCTGAACGCGCTTATGGCGGAATGGGACGACTACGCGGTGCTGATCGGAGCGATCGGTCCGCTCTCTTGCTGGATCGGCATGGGGGCTCCGGACCCGAGCGTGCGCTACTCGGTGATGGCCCCGACGCTCCCCCGGCTCAGGATGACGGCCAAGGGGCCGGCCTACGGCTCCATGGCTGCTGCGCTGCCGGGGTTCGTCATGCGGGCGTCGGCCGAGACGACCTATGCGGAGCTGGTCGCCGAGCTGCCCAGGGCGCGGTTCACCGCCTACAGCGGCGAGCTGACACCCCTCGTGAAGGTCATCGAATACGTGGCCGCAGGTGCTCCCGCGCTGCCGGCGGCGTACATCGCAATCTCCTTCATCGAGCGTGTGGACGGGAGCGCCACGGCGGCGGCCTATGCCACCGTGACAGCCGACGCCAGCGAAGAAATCACGGCCGAGGATGCCGCGTCCGCCGTGATGACCATGCTCGACTCGGTGATTGAGCAGCTGGGCGCCGGCGAGCGCCTGGTGACGGCGATGTTCCGCATCGACGGCGACGCGCCGGCGGACGAGGGCCCGGCCTGGGTGGTGAACACGGACAGCCGCGCGACGACGCGCTACGACGCCTACGGCTTCAACAGCTTCTTCGTTTTGGATGGCAAGCACTTCGGCGTGCGCCAGGACGGCGTGTACCTGCTGGAGGGCACCAGCGACGCTGGGCAGCCGATCGTCGCCGGCGTGGCGCTGGGCAAGCACGACTTCGGCACCCAGGCGCTCAAGGGCCTGGAGGCGGTGTACGCGGGGGTGTCGTCCGCCGGCAAGCTCTACCTGCGGGTGAGCGACGGCAAGAACACCTACACCTACGCCGCGCGCGCGGCCAACGAAACCCTGGAGGCGCAGCGCTTCGACGTGGGCCGCGGGCTGCGCGCGAACTACTTCACCTTTGAACTGGTGTCCGAGGGCGACGTGTTCGAGCTCGACAACATCACGTTCAACGTGCTGGCCAGCCAGCGGAGGATCTGACCATGCCCAACGGACGCGCGCTACCTTCGGCCCTGCTGTTCGACTGGCTGCTGGGCCGCGCCTGGAACATGGCGATGAACAGCTACGCCAACGCGGCGAATTTCAGCTCGCACAACATCGAGCAGCCCCATGAGTCCGGCGTGAGCACGGGCGGCGGCGGGCCGACCATCGAGAAGTTCCTGAGCCTGTACGCCGGCAACGAAGCAGCGGCCTTGGTGGGCGCCCACGACCGCGAGCTGCGTGGCCAGATGCAGGAGGTGGCGCAGCACTGGGCGACGCAGTTCGAGGCGGTGCTGACGAGCGTGGTGCCCATCGGCCCGGGCTTCCAGCAGGCCGTGGCCTGGCTGCGCGGCGTGGTCAACGGCGCCGACGGGCTAGGCTATCTCGGCCAGGACCAGCGGCTGGACCAGGCACGGGGCTACGCCGCGCAGCCTGTGAACCCCTACGGCCTGCCGCTGCCGGCCGGCGCGGCGGATGCGCTGCAGGGGGTGCAGACGCGCGCGGCGGCCCTGCATATTGATCGGCTGGCGATCGGAATGCAGGCAGACCGCCAGGCCGAGCGCCACAAGCTGCGTGTGGACGCGGCCGAGGCGCTGGTCAAGGCCTACAACGACGCGCTGGACGCGGTGATGGACCACCTCTTCACGCAGATGCACCTGATGTTCGACGTGTTTGGGCGCAACAACGACTACCTGACCCGCCTGCAGCGCAACGAGGCGGCCGTGAGGTCGCGCATGCAGGTCCGCTCGGCCGAGCTCGCCGAGTGGAATGAGCGCGTCATGATCTACGACGATTCGCACGAGGCGGTCATCAAGCGCATCGGAGCACAGGTGGAGCGGGCCAACACCCTGGCGCAGATGTCGGCCGAGGCGAACATCAAGCTGCTGCGGCGCTTCTCGTCGCGCGCGGCAGCCGCACTCAACAGCGCCGGGGTCAGCGTCAGCTCGACGGCCAGCGAATCCAACAACATCGACGCGGGGGCGTAGGCCATGGCAACGAGCACCGGAATTGCAGCCCAGGGCATCTCTGCGGCGATCGTCTACACCGCCATCGACCGCATTTCCGAGATGATCGGCACGGCCGACAACGCCATGCGCGCGGCCATCGGGACGGAAATCAACGCCGCCCTGGATAGCATCAGCACGCGGGCGCCGGCGGGACAGGTCAGCTACTCGCCGGGGCTGGACGCGGCGCAGGACGCCCTGGAGGACGCCACGCTGCAGGGCGAGAACCCCGACATCGACAGCCTGCCGCTGTTCCTCGACGGCGTGGTGGGCTCGTTCTTCAGCGACTACGTGGGTAAGCTGGACCATCTTTTCCCGGGCCTGGGGCTGGCTGGCGCCGACGCCCAGGCGTTCGTGTCCGCCGCGCTGCAGTCGGCCACCGGCATGTCTTACGACGAGCTCGTGGACAGCACGCCGGCGGAGACGGTGTTTCTGCGCGCCCAGCGCCAGGTGCAAAGCCAGGAGCGCGAGGCCCTGCAGCTCGCGGCCGGGGCAGGGCACCGTTTCGCCCATGGCCACATGCTGGAAGCGCTGGCGCGCGCCCGGGGCGACATTTCCAGCGCCACCGATGCGCTGGCCCAGACCTACGCGCAGCGCCTGCAGCAGGAGCGCAGCGAGAAGATGCGCTTGGCGCGCGCCTCGCTCGACACCAGCATGGAGCGGGTGCGCAAACTGCACCAACAGGTTGCCGAGGCCCTGAAGCTGCAGCTGCGCGCGCGCGGCATGTGGGTCAACGACCAGAACCAGGTGTTGGACGCCGCGAACAACATCTACGCCATGAACGCGCAGTTCAGCGAGCGCGTGGCCAGCCTGCTGCGCACCACGGCCACCCGGCGCTTCGGTTTGGAGTTCGCCGAGGCGCAGGCGCGCGACCGCGACGACTTCCTGGGCAAGCTCAAGATGATGAACGCCAATGAAGTGGTGGACCTGTTCGGCAACATGGTTACCACGCTCATGAACCAGGTGAGCGCCCGCGGAGACTACCGGGGCAACGAGCGGGATGTGACGGACTGGGAGACTCTGCTGGGCGGCTGACCCCCGTATAGGGTTTGGCGTGCGAAGGCTGGGCGGGAACACTGCTCGGCATGGCACTCGTTACCCGCACCATCACCAACGCTGGCGCGCCGCTGCATTCGCCCGATGGGGATTTGCTGGTCGGCGTGAAGATCCATTTCCAGTTGATGGATGCAGGAGGCCGGGCATCCGACGCCTGGGACGCGACCACGAACGAGCGCGTAGGCGGCGAAACAGTAGTGGCGACAACGGACGCAGCGGGCGAATTCACGGCGGACTTGTGGCCGAACACGCGCGGCAACCGGGCAACCAAGTACAAGTGCCGCGTGCAGTTCGAGGGCTTCCGCGAGTTCTCTGGAATCGTTGAAGACGTGCCCGGCGAGTTGCAGTGGGTGGACTTCATGCTCGGGGGTTCTTCGATGGAGCCGCAAGACATCAGCGCGATTGCCGCGGCGATGACCAGCCACCTTAACGCTGCGGACCCGCACACGCAATATGCCAAGGAGAGCGATCTTGGCGGAGCGGCGAGCCTGGACGTAGGCACCACGGCAGGCACAGTGGCCGCCGGCGACGACGCGCGGCTCACAGACGCCCGCCCACCCACTGGCGGCGCAGGCGGCGTGCTCTCGGGCAACTATCCCAACCCCGGCTTTGCCGTGGATATGGCGACGCAAGCGGAGCTGGATACGCAAATGCAGCTTGCCTACGCGGCGCTGGACGATCTCGATGCCGCGAAGGTGGACAAGATCGCGGGCAAGGGCCTGAGCGAGGCCGACTTCACTACCGCAGAGAAGACGAAGCTGGCCGGGGTTGCGGCCGGTGCCACGGCCAACGCCACCGATGCGCAACTGCGGGACCGGGCAACGCATACCGGGACGCAGGCAACCAGCACGATTGTGGGGCTCGATGCGACACTGGCAGCGAAGGCGTCTTTGGTCGGGGGCAAGGTGCCCGAGAGCCAATTGCCGGCAATCGCCATTACCGACGTGTTCTCGGTTGCCACACAAGCGGCCATGTTGGCGTTGACCGCAGAGCGCGGCGACGTGGCTGTGCGCAGTGACCTGAATAAGTCCTTCGCCCTGGCCGCAGAGCCTGCATCCACGCTTGCCAACTGGATCGAGCTGCGCACGCCCACCGACGCGGTGCTGTCCGTTGCAGGCAAGACCGGCGCAGTAACTCTGGCTAAGGCCGATGTGGGCCTCGGCAACGTGGACAACACCAGCGATGCAAGCAAACCCGTCAGCACCGCCCAGGCCGCAGCGTTCGCCCTGAAAGTAGATACCGCCACGCTCAGTGCGGTAGCTGCGCCGAACAAGACGCCTATCGCAGGCGCCACGGGGAAACTCGACCAAAGCTGGTTCTCCGCCATCTTCCCAAGCATCAAGTTCAACGACATCGGCGTACCTGGCGCGCAGGGCTTTGGCGTCGGCATCTGCCCGCAAGTGCCTGCGGGATTCACGCCGATGGCCGGGGCCACAGATCCGGCCAGCGCCAACTACGGCAACTACCAGCACAGCGATGGCAGCATCATGGTGTGGGTGCCCGCGTACCGCTTTCGCCTCGGAAACGCTGCTGACCCAGGCTATGCCACCTACGGCGCGAACACGATTCGCATCGTGCCCGTCAGCGCACACCCCGACGAGGCCACGGCGAACGCTGAGGGCTTTTATCTACACGCAGCTTTCATGAATGCTGGCGTTGCGCAGCCTGGATTTTTCCGCGACAAATACGACTGCTCTGCCAATGGCTCAGTGGCATCCAGCATCGCCCTGGCCATACCCATGGTATCCGGGCCGGCTGCTGGGCAAGTTGGGTTTTCGGCGGTGGGCGCGGCCAATGCGTACTACGGTGCGTTTGCTGCAGCGCGCACGCGCGGCGCCAAGTTTCACCCTGAGACTGTGCAGCAGGCCGATGCGATTACCCGCATCAGCGAGGCGCATGCACAGGCGTCAACAGCCACGACCTACTGCGCCTGGTGGTCTGCAGGTTCTACGAACTACCCCAAGGGCTGCGACAACAACGCGCTGGGCTCGACCGACGACGGAACGCTGACATTCACCAGCGCTGGCGCAGCGAGCTACCCCAATATGGCGCTCACAGGATCGGGCAGCAACTTCGCCAAAACCACTCACAACGGGCAGGCCTGCGGCATCGCAGACGTAGCGGGGAATATCTACAAGATCAACCCCGGAATGACGAGCATTGGCACCACGAAAGCCATCTCCGCAGCCACCAAAACCAACCCGGTGCAAATCACGGTAACGGGGCATGGGCGCATTACTGGGGATGTCGCAGTTATTGAAGGCGTTGTCGGGATGACGCAAATCAACACCAAGGCTTTTACTGTCACGGTTGTTGATGCAAATAACCTCACGCTAGACGGCGTAGATGGAACTGCATTCGGAACGTACACAAGCGGCGGCACCCTCTACAACGCAACGTTCTACGCGCTCAAACCAACGGCCGACATCACCGCGATTACCGATGGCGCCACGCTTTCAACTGACCACTGGGGCGCTGCTGGCGTCGCTGCGAATTTCGACCCGATAACGCTTAACTTCCGCACCGACTACCCCAACAACACCCTTGGGCAACGCTACGGCAACGGCAGCAATGCTGTGTTTTCCAACGCCACCGCAGCAGACCGCGCGCGCACCATGTTGGGCATGCCCGCCGCTGGCGGCGTGAGCCCCGCTGGCAGCAGCCTGACGGGGCTCGATTACTACTACGAGCATGCGGTCAATCAGCTCTGTGTGATTTCGCGCGGCAGTTGGAGCGCCGGCAGCAATGCCGGCGGGCGGTGTCGCCATCTGTACTACGCACGATCCAACGCGCACTACAACGTTGGCTTCGCCGCCTCTTGTTATTTGTAAGGCCCTGAGCGGGAGCGACCAGGGCCAATGCCATGACAAAGCAACGCACTTCAGTACACGCAGAAGCCAGCTTGCACCGCAAGCTGGTGCTGTTTGCCGTGCAGTTGGAGGGCTACCTGGCCCACTTCCCCAATTGCCACAAATACACACTCACCCAGGGGATTCGCCAAGCGTACCTGGATGTCTACAACCTGACCACGGAGGCGCAAAAACGCTATCACAAGAAAACGACCTTGACCCAGCTCGACGTGCGCCACGAGCAGCTGCGCATGCTGGTGCACCTGGCCAATGAGCTTGGCCTGTTCGACTACAGCGGCGGGCGCAGGGATGCCGCCGCGCCTGGCACGCACCGCTTTGTGGTGCTTCTGCGCATGGTGGACGAGCTTGGCCGAATGATCGGCGGGTGGGTTAAGGCAGAAATTCAGGGGCCACCAACCCCTGATGCGGTAGGGGCTTGACATGCTCTGTGTGATTTCGCGCGGCAACTGGAACAACGGCAGCAATGCCGGGGGCCGGTTTCGCTATCTGAACTACGCCCGGTCCGCCGCGAGCGCCGCCGTTGGGTTCGCCGCCTGTTGCTACTTGGGCTGATATGAAAGGGCCTAACCAATGACGACATCTATCGTGCGCTACCAAAAAGTTTCCACGCCCTATACCACCATCCAAATGGTGTTCCCGGACTCGATGGGCGTAGACGACGCGCTGCACTGCACGGAGTTGTGCACGCTTGATGGCGTGACGTACGTCGCCATCCCTGCCGCCGCGCTGCTGCCCGATCAGCCGCCAGAAATCACGATCGAGCCTGTGGACATGACGCCCGAGCTGCGCGAGCAGATCAAGGCCGCCAGCCCACACTGCGCGCTGATCGCAGAGCGAATGGAGTCGCGCATTCGCAGCAAATACAGCCAGAGCGATGAGGCCTACTTCGCGCGCATTGGCGTGGGAGCGGCGCTTGGCGTGTACACGTTCGAGCCAGGCGAGCAGGACGAGATGCTTGCTTTCGGCGCCTGGGTGGAAGCTGCGCGGCAGTGGGGGCGGGACGAGCGCGCAAAGTTGGGGCTGTGATGATGACCCTGCACACAGCCCTGCTCATTTCCCTGATCGCCCTGCAAATCGCGGACGCGGCCCTGACGATCAACATCATGCGACTGGGCGGCCGGGAGACGAACAAGCTTCTGATCCTCCTGATCGGCAAATTCGGGCGCGATGCCGTGCTCGTCGGCAGCAAGCTGGCGCTGATCGCCGCGCTGATTTACTGGCGCGACCAAGTAAGCGTGCAGGCGCTGGCGCTCGTAGTTGCTGGCTATGTCGGCATCGTCGCGTGGAACGTGCGCGTGCTGGTGCGGCAGCGTGAGATACACCGGGCGGCGCAATGACCCCCCAACAAGCCCTCCAACTCGCCGGCCTGCCCGAGGCGCGCCACGCCGAAGCCCTGGCCTCGATCGCCCGCGCGAAAGCCGCCAAGCGCGGCCTGCTGGCGCACAAACTCAAAGCCCGCTGGCTGCACGCGGGCGACATTGCCGACGCCCTGGCCTGGGCCGATGAGCGCCTGTGCACCGTGCGCCCCGACATGGCCCGCTGGGACATTGCACCCATGCTCAACGTGACGGCCCACGGCGACAACGGGCCGTGGGCGCCGGATGGTTCGCGCCCGCTCTCCGGCTACTGGCTGGATGCTGACCCGCAGAGCGCGGAATACCTAGCCGCCGTGGAAGCGAACTACTGGCTTCCAGGCACGCACCCGCGCAGCAAGGCGAGCCGAAAGGCTTGGTACCGCCGCAATGCAGGCGAGTACGAAGCCTGGGCGCGCGGGGCAGCAATTGACCCGGCAAACGGCTTTGAAATCTGGCGCGGCGAGCGGGGCAGAACCCGCGTCATCGTGTGGCAGTGCTCGGGCGCGTGGCTGGTCAAAACATCTTTCCGGTTGGTCGGTGACCTGGCCATCAACACGCGGCGCGGCTACGAAATCGACAACGTTTTCAGCGGGGACTACACGCCGCAAATGTGGTTCCCCGTGCCTGGTTATGAACTCAAAGCGCCGGTCACTTGGAGCACGGTGCCGGGGCGGTGGATGAGTTTGACGCGCAAGCGCTGGGAGAAGCAATGACAGCAATCCGGAGGCCCCCCCATGCCTGAACCCACGACTGCAACCGCCGCCGCCGTGGCAACCATGGCCGCCGCCGCTGCCAGCACCACGGCCGTTACGGCCTTTGGCGTGCCGCTGGGCCTGCGGGCGGATCTGCTGGTGGCGGGCTTTGCCGGCGCGCTGGTCGCCATCATCCTGCTCGGCACGGTGCCCAGCACGGGCGACACCTGGCGCGAGCTGCTGCGCACCACGATGCGGCGCATGGCCTTTGCCTGCGCGAGCAGCCTGACGGCGGGCTACCTGGCGCCGCTCGCCATGCTGGTGGCGCAACTGCCTGAGGCGCTGCTGCTCGGCGGCGCGTTTGCCGTGGGCGGCGGCGCGCAGCAGGTGCTGCTGTTCGCCATCCGCCGGCTCTCTGGTACCGCGCAATTGCCGCCCGGCGGCGGCGCGCAAGGGGGTGCGCCGTGATCTCGCTCATCGTCCACCTGGTGCACTGGCTGGCCGGCGTGATCGTGCTGGCCGAAGCCCTGAACAAACTGGAGCGCACCGCGCCCCTGCGTGCCGGCCTGTGCAGGCGCGAGCGCGCGATGGAGTGGCTCAAGGCCATAGCCTGGGCGCTGCTGGCGATGGGCGGGGCGGGCGCGCTCATCACGCCCTTGCTGCCCCTCGAAACGCCCACGCTGCAGGACATGTGCGTGCTGTTGGGGTTCGCCGTGCTCATTGTTCGGACACGGGTAAAGGAGGGGTAGGCCATGTCGAAATTTCTTGATTTCATCGACCGCGTGCTGTCCCACGAAGGCGGCTATGTCAACAACCCGAACGACCCGGGAGGCGAGACGAAATTCGGCATCGCCAAGCGCAGCTATCCGGCGGTCGATATTCGCAACCTCACGCGTGAGGGCGCGATCGCCATCTATGAGCGCGACTTCTGGCAGCGCGTGCAGGGCGACAAGTTGCCGCGCCAGTTCGCCTTCCAAGCGCTCGATGCTGCGGTGAACCACGGGATAGGCAACGCCGTGCGCTGGATGCAGCGGGCCGCCGGAGTTGCTGACGACGGGGTGATTGGCCCCATGACGCTGGCAGCCGTGGCCCGATCTGAGCCTGCAGACCTGGTGCTCGCATTCAACGCCGAGCGCCTTGAGTTCTACGCCAAGCTGCAGACCTTCGACACTTTTGGCAGGGGCTGGACGCGCCGCGTGGCGGGCAATCTGCGGTACGCCGCGCAGGACAACTGATCATGAAAATCCATCTCTTGATATTCCTCGCCTTGATCCTTGCCGGCTGCACGGTAGTCCCCACCGGCACCGCGCACAGCGCGTGCGAGCTGCTGCAAACCGCCGCGAGCGAAGCCGACCTGGCACCGGCCTGGTACACCGAGGCGGGCGCCGTGCTTGAGCGCTGTGGCCGCGAGAACGCGCGCGCTGAGGGCGAACTGCGAGCGTGCTTTGCGGAGGCGCGCAACGGGTACCGCAGCAGCGCGGAATGCGAGGCCATGCAATGAACCCCATCCTGCTCGCAATGTGGTGGCGCTGGTGGAGGTACTGGGCATGATCTTCGACAAACTCAAAGCTTACGCCGCCCTGATCGGCTGCGCCATCCTGGCCGTCCTGTTGGTGCTGCAAACGCTGGCGCTGCACAAGGAGCAGAAGGCGCACCAAACCCTGCAAGTCCAAGTGGCAGGCGAGCGCGAAGCGTGGGCGGACGAGCGAGCGAACGCCGCCACCGCGCTTGCCTTTGCCACCACCCAGGCGCGCGAAAAAGAGCAGGCCCTTACCGCTGCCGCCCATCAATCCGAGGAAATCAAAAATGCTGAAATCGCTACCCTTGCTGCTCGCACCGCTGATCTTCGTCGCCGGCTGCGCAACGCAGAAGCCAGTGCAGCCACTGCCCGTCTCCTGCCCGGCGCCGCCGCAGCTTCCGCCGCTGGTCAAGTTGCCGGAGAGCGTGACCGGCCCGAGTTTTCTGGATCGCTTGGATACGATGTTGTTTCAGAAGCCGAGCGCGCAGACCAAATCAGATTTCAGCTTGCGGCCTGCGAACGGCAGTATGAAAGCGCCAGGGCAGCGCTGAAATGAGACCCTAACCCGCATGGGAATTTTTTGACCAACTGGGCAAAAACAGCGCTTTTCCTGCGCTGTATGCAAACACATAAGCCCAGTATCCATGCGGGTTCCCAGGCATTGCGTGGAATGCGGGCTTGATTGCAAATCCGGTTAGACCAGTTCGACTCTGGTCCGCGCCTCCAATATCAGCCTACGTTTGCAGCTATCAACAACGTAGCAAGTGGCAAGTAGCATGGGGATTTTTTGACCATCATGCCCTTTTGCCCATTTTCCTGATCGCTTCCTCCAGGCGGTCAGTTGCCAAGTGCGCATAGCGCTTCGTGCTCGCCGCGCTTCTGTGTCCAAGCACTGCGCCCACGGTGTAGAGGTCAACGCCCTGGTTAATCATTTCGCTCGCCGCGCTGTGGCGCAGGTCATGAAAATGCAGGTCGGGCCGCTTGATGGCCGCCCTGGCTTCTGAGAAGTAAAAGTGCAGGCTGGCGCGGTTGATTCGCGGGTACCCCAGGCAGCAGCGAATGCGCGGATGAATCGGAATGATGCGCGGGTCGCCGTTCTTCGTGTCCGTCAGAACAAAGCGCCCGTCAATCACTTGCGCGCGCTCGATTTCGCCCAGGCGCATGCCCGAGTAGTAGGCGATGCGAATCAGGGCGCGCACGGGCCGGCTGCGGCAGGCGCGGGCCATCATGAGCATTTCGGCGCGGGTGATGTACACATGCCGCTCGTTGCGAACGGTTGGCACAGATACCCGTGCGCCGGGGTCCGCATCGCCCATATCGTGGTGCTTCCAGGCGTAGCGGCAGGCAGCGCGCAGGTAGCTGATGCGGTTTTTCAGCGTGGCCGGCGATAGCCCTGCGCCTTTGATCTGGATGACCTTGCACACGTCCGCAAGCGCCGACATGGGCCGGCCTTTGTAGTGCGGATAAATCAAGGCCAGCTCCGCCGCCACGTTGCGCCCATGCTTCAAGGCCGTGGCCCGGTGCATGAGGTACAGGTTCACAGCGTCTTCAATGGCCTGATCGTCGCGTCCGAGTCCTTGCGCGCGGGCGTAGAGGGCGGCTGATTCTTTCCTGTCGAACTCGTCAGCCTGGGCGCGATTCCAAGTTTTCGGAAGGTGCTTAGTAGCCCGGATGCGCTCGCCACCGATACGGACGTCGAATTCAAAGACGAACGCACCGCGTTTTTTGTCTCGGTAGATCGGCATGACGCTTTGAACTCCAGTACATCGGGCAGGTCGAAAATTATGCGCCGACCGATGCGCGTGCAAGGGATCGGGCCGCCGGGCGCTGCCAGGCCGTACATCATGCCGGGCGATACGCCAAGCATGCGGGCCGCTTCTTTCACATTCATGGCTCTTCCTTTCTACAGAAAGAAAAACCGCCCTACGGCGGCCTGATTGTCATCTTCCTGGCTGGGCCAGGGTGCGCGCTTGTCTCTGCGCGTGCGGGCGCGGCGGCTAGCCATGCCGGCCTCCTTTGGCGATGTCGTAGGCACGCTCGATGTACTCTAATCTGCGCCATTCGGCCAATGACGCGCTCTTGCCAACGTTGTTCGGCCGGTTGCGATACATGCGCTCTTGTTGCGCCGGGGTGAACGGTTCCCGCACAGCTTGCGGGGCCGTGTCGCCGAAAACGAGCGGCCTCACCGGGTCGTCGTCATCAGGGCGTGTGAAGCATAGGTAGCGTTCGCCGATGCAATCGACAGATAGCCATGCCACCGGCTCCCCGCCCGCCACGGCCTGCGGTTGGCCCCACTTGGCGAGGACTGCGCGGGCGAATGCGTGCAACTGTCGTTGAGTAGGCCATGCTTGGTCCATCACTCCATGTTCCAAAATCAAGGTGTCAATCTCCGCATCGGTCGGCTCAGTCATGGTTTGCTCCTTGCTTCTGGCACCCACACCTGCACACATTTTTCGGTGCGCGGCAGTTTTATGTTGCACTCATCGCGGCCACGGTCGCGCAGATAGATTGACAAACCGGCAATGAACAGCATTCCTACGATTGCTCCCGCAATCGCGCCCACCCAAAAGTCATCTTTATTCATGGTTTGCTCCTTGCTTGCGGGCTGCGTCCAAGTAAGCGTCAATGTCACGGTAGAGCTTCATGGCGTCGATTTGGTATTCCTCGAAGAAGGCGGGGAGTGCCTGCCACCGCGCAGCATCCTCCAGCACGCTGTCTGCCGGGGCACGGGCTGCGCGGCCTTCAAATTTGCATTGGTTGCGGCATGTCTTTGGGTCCTCCGGGCAATCGCCGTAACACTCTGCAATCTGCCTTGTGTTGGCTGACGCTGGCTGGCTGTCTGCCTGGGGCGCCGTGAACCCGCTGGCCTGCGGGCCGCACTGCCATTGCACGCCCGGTATGGCTTGCGCCTTGTGATTTACCATGCCTGCGGCGTAGGCGTCGCGGGCGCGCTGCTTGTCGCTCTTGTGCGACGGGTTGTAGGCGCTGTACCAGCTCTCAAAGGCGCTGTCTCCGACGTGCAGCTCGGGCGTGCTGTCCTTGTAGGCAGGCGCTGCCTGTGCTGGTGCTTGCCCACGGGATGCGCAGTCAGCCTCAAGAGCCGCATTCAGCCCCGCTCGGCACGCTTCACGCACAGTGTTCGTATGCAGCCCGCCGATGTTCGGCCGTCCGAAGCGGTCGGCTTCTTCGACGGCCTCGCGTTGAGCTTTCAGGTATGCATCGACCATTGCGTCGGATGCAGTTGGCGCATCAGGCAGCGCCGCATAAGCCGTGTCGGGCTGGGGTGCT